ACAGTCCAGAAGGCAAGGCCGCTATAGCTAAAATCGAAGAAGCTAAAGTCCAGATGCAAAAAGCAATTGGCGGTATAGTGCCTCCAACTACTGATATGGCAAAAATATCAGGTAGTGCCGACGATGCTAAAACATTAATAGAAAAAAGTTTAGGAAACTTAAATCCAAAACAATTATTAGATACTGCTAAAAATGCAAGTGGCGATGTGCAAAAACAAGCACAAGCAATGATTTTGCAACAAGAAGCTGACAAAGCTAAAGTTCAATCAGAAGCTGCAAAAGCACAGCATGATGCTATAACAGGCCCGATAGCCAAAGCCAAGGAACAGATGCAAAGCATGTTTGGCAATATTGGAGGAGGCTTAACAGATGAAGATAAGGCCTCTGCTAAAGAAAAAGAAAATCAAGAAAGATTCAAATCAGATGAAGTAAGAAAGAAAGAAGAACAAGCAAAAGAAAAATCAAAAGATACTACAGACAAACCTCATGTTAAGACTCCTTTAGAACTGGCAAGCGAAGAAAAAGCCAAAAGAGAAGCAGAAGCAGCCAAAGAAAAAGAAAAGAAAACAGAAGGTGCTCCAAAACCTGAAGTTAAAAAACCTGAAGAAGACAAAGCTAAAGTAGAAGCTGATGCAAAAGCCAAAGCAGAAGCTGATAAGAAAGCAGAAGCTGATAAGAAAAGTAGCGCTAGTGCTGGACATGAAATTGGAATGAAAGATTTGAATGACCAGCTAATTAAGTTAAATAACAATATAACAAGACTAATAAGTCACAGTGAAGCCATTGAAAAAGCTAGCAAGAATACTGCTAATGCAACGGCAAAAGCTTCTGGTAATAGAGCTGCTTAAGGATAAAATTAGATGACGTGGAAAAAATATTTCTCTCCAGTTGTCGCTAGCAATAGCGGACAATTAAGTGCCATTAGCGGAACTAATAGCGGTAGCCGTCCAGGTCCAGCTCGTACTAATTATAGCAGTTATCTACCTGATGTTTATACTGGTTCGCCAAACAGAATCGAGCGTTATCAACAATATGAAACAATGGATAGCGATCCAGAAGTCAATGCCGCTTTGGATATTTTAGCAGAGTTTTGTACACAAAAATTAAAAGATAATAAGAGTCCATTTGCAGTCAAATGGCGTAGCAAAGGTACTAACTCTGAAGTTAAAATACTTGGAGAATACCTACAACAGTGGTGTAAACTACAAAAATTCGATACCAGAATATTTCGTATTGTTCGCAATACATTTAAGTATGGTGATGCATTTTTTATTCGTGATCCTGAAAATCAAAAATGGAATTATATTGATGCAAGCCAAGTTATCAAGGTAATTGTAAACGAAAGTGAAGGTAAAAAACCTGAGCAATTTGTTATTAAAAATCTTGCACCTAACTTTGAAAACTTAGTAGCTACACAGATTACGCCTAACATTAATCCACGCAACAATGGAGGAGGAATAGTAACTCCAGGTTCGGGTCCACAGCAAGCAACTAATAGTGGAAATAGTTCTAGCAGTAATAATCGTTTTGGTTTGCAAATGACCGAGAACGCAATTAATGCTGAACATATTGTACATTTAAGTTTAAGTGAAGGTTTAGATAATAACTTTCCATTTGGTAATAGTTTACTTGAAAATGTTTTCAAAGTTTATAAACAAAAAGAATTATTAGAAGATGCTATTCTAATTTACCGTATAAGTCGTGCTCCAGAACGTCGTGTGTTTACCATTGATGTGGGCAATATGCCTAGTCATTTGGCCATGGCTTTTGTTGAGCGTGTTAAAAACGAAATACACCAACGTCGTATTCCGTCACAATCAGGTGGTGGACAAAACGTTATAGACTCTGCATACAATCCTCTAAGCATTAACGAAGATTATTTCTTTCCTAAGACAGCAGACGGCAAAGGTTCTGATGTCAAGATGCTAGAAGGCGGTAAGAATATTGGAGAAATTGATGACTTAAAGTACTTTACTAACAAGTTATTCCGTGGATTACGTATACCTAGTAGCTATTTGCCAACAGGACAAGATGACAGTCAAAGTAACTTTAATGACGGTCGTGTAGGTACTGCTTATATTCAAGAACTACGTTTTAACAAGTATTGTGAACGTTTACAAGCACTATTGACCAGTGTGTTTGACGAAGAATTCAAGTTATATTTGCACAGTAAAGGTGTAAACATTGATCCTAGTATCTTTGAATTAAACTTTAATCCGCCGATGAACTTTGCAAGTAGTCGTCAAGCGGCTATCGATGCAGAGCGTATTAACACATTTAATACTATTCAAGCAGTTCCTTTTATGTCAAAACGTTTTGCATTAAATCGTTTCTTAGGTTTAACAGACGAAGAGATTGCAGAAAATGAGCGTTTATGGGCAGAAGAAAACGGTAAAGGTGTCCCAACAACAACTAATAGTGCAGGTGAGTTACGTGGAGCAGGATTAAGTGCCAGTGGTATCGAAGGTGATTTAAGTGATGCTGAAGACATGAGTGCTCCTGACGATATGCAACAAGAACCTGGGACTGAAGAAGGAACAGCAAGTCCGGCAACAGCATCAACCGCACCTCCTGCGGCTCCAACTGCATAAATACAATATGATTTTAAGAGAACTGTTTTACATAGATCAAGACACTAGGCAAATTGCAAATGATTTGCGTTATCAAGCCGACCGTGATTCTGGGTTAATGCACAGAAGTGATACACGTAAAACTCGTTTGACTCTTAGACAACTTAATGAATTAAGAAAAAGTAGTGAAGCACATATCCTAGAACAAGAAAGCGAATTAGATTTCATTCATGATATGTATGCGGCACCTCCGCCTGCACCAGCAGCATAAATAAAAAAATAGGCAAAATCAGTCGTTTTTTGCCTATTATCCACCTATTATTACATATTAGTGTAAATAATACACAGCCTTGAATCATTATCACAGGAGAAAAGAACATGACTGACCGCGCTCAATTTGAAGCAATGCTAGAAGCTTTGATCAATGAAGATCAAGAAGCAGCAAAAGAAATTTTCCACAACATCGTTGTTGGTAAATCACGTGAAATTTATGAAGAACTATTAGCCGAAGACTTCTCAGCAGAAGAAGCTAACAAAGCTATCGGCGGCCATGCTAAGAACGAAGGTATGGAAGAAGAGGAAGAAGAATCCATGGAAGAAGACATGGAAGAAGAAGGCGCCGAAGAGGAAGAAGAAGGCGAAGATGAAGAAGAGGAAGAAGAAGGCGAAGGTGAAGAAGACGACGCTGAAGACAATCCTTTTGACGGCGAAGAAGAAGGTGGCGAAGAAGGTGAAGACGGCGATATAGAAGATCGCGTTATGGACTTAGAAGACGCATTAGAAGACCTAAAAGCAGAGTTTGAACAACTATTGCAAGGCGAAGAACACGAAGAAGAAAACGAGCCAGGAATCCATGGTGACGGCATGCCAATGCATGATATTGAAGCCGGAATGGAAGACGAAGCTATGCCAATGATGGAATACTACAAAAAAGTATCAGTAACACATGGCGATAACGGTGTAAACAACAAGTCAACTGTTGACAACATGAAGAACGATATGGGCGGTACAACTGCTAATATTGCACAAAGTTTCTCAACAGAAAAAGGCGGTACAACAGGCGGCCTAGCTAAAAATACAGCAGGTGATTTGACAAAAGGTATGAATGTTCATAACCGTGTACAATCAAATGCAGGTAAAACAGCATTTAAGAAACAAGAACCAGGCCATGGTCCAGAGAAGAAGGGCAAAGGCGAAACAGCTGGTACTGATAAGAAATCAACAATTAGTACAAGAGTACGTTAATATATGTTATACCTCCGAGAGAATCTCAGTTTCAACGAAGCAAAAATGATCGTTGAGTCTGATGACAAAGAAGGAAAAAACTTATACATGTCTGGGATTTGCATCCAGGGCGGTATACGTAACGCTAATCAGCGTGTTTATCCTGTGAATGAGATTGGCAAGGCTGTCAAGACCCTTAACGATCAGATTCAAAACGGTTATTCAGTTCTCGGGGAAGTGGATCATCCTGATGATCTAAAAATTAACCTGGACCGTGTATCACACATGATAGTTAATATGTGGATGGACGGTCCTAACGGTTACGGGAAGTTGAAAATACTTCCAACACCAATGGGACAACTAATCAAGACAATGCTGGAAAGCGGAGTTAAGTTAGGTGTTTCAAGTCGCGGATCTGGAAACGTCAGAGATGACGGTTCTGGTGAAGTATCAGATTTTGAGATTATCACAGTAGATATGGTAGCTCAACCTAGTGCTCCTGGAGCATATCCTACACCAATTTATGAACACTTGATGAATAGTCGTGGTGGTCTGAATAGCTTGCGTATAGCGCAAGAGGTGAAAGGTGATCCTAAAGCACAGAAATATCTCAAAGAGAGTTTATTAGCAATAATAAACAAACTCCAATAATAAGGAGAATCACATGTTGGATGCACTAAAAGGTTTATTTGAAAACAACGTGATTTCTGAAGAGATCAAAGAGTCAATTGAAGCTGCTTTCGAGAATCGTATCAACGAAGCTCGTACACAAGTAGCTCAACAATTACGCGAAGAGTTTGCACAAAAATACGAACACGACAAGAACACAATGATTGAAGCAGTAGATCGCATGATCTCTGAACAGTTAAGTGCTGAGATTGTTGAATTTGCAGATGATCGTAATCAACTAGCTGAAATGAAAGTTCAACTAGCACAACAGAAAAAAGCTGTATCAAGTGTGATGAAGGAATTTGTTACACGTCAATTAGCTGCTGAAGTGAAAGAATTACACGAAGATCAAGTTGCAATGGCCAGTAAATTTGGTAAATTAGAACATTTCGTAGTTGAGGCTCTAGCTCAAGAAATTGCAGAGTTTTACAAAGACAAACAAGATCTAGCCGAAACTAAAGTTCGTCTAGTTCGCGAAGGTCGCGCAGAAATCAAGAAGGTAAAACAAGAATTTGTACAACGTGCAGCTAAGATGGTTGAAGGTGTTGTAGCTCAGAACTTACGTTCTGAAATTACAGCA